CTTTTAAATAACGCCCTTTCTTTGTCAGTTTGCAACCATTCTTCAAAATTGCCAAAGTGATTAGCTTCGCCAAGACAAAGATCAAGAATATCATATTGTGCTTTGGTCAATTCGATTTTTATCTTTTTAGCCATTATGCAACCTCCTTTTTAAATTTTACAACCATATACATATTATTTGGAAATACCCATTCTTGATCACAATCTTCACAATAATATTTAGATTCAGTATGTCTATATGAAGCACCACTATCAGATCCAAAACAACTACCACCACAAGAACATTCGATTGCTGGAGTATCACATCCCACTTGACTTGATTTAATTATTTTAGCCATTATACAACCCCCTCTTTATTTAAGTAATTTTTTTAGCGAACTTAATGGTATGGTTTTATTTTCCCATGTCTTACCTTCACCATTACAATTGCTACATACAAACTCTATAGATTTTTCTGAATTATGTGATTGATCTTCAGGAGTGTAATATCCTAGTCCATGACAATCACCACATTTAGTGGATTTCTTTACTTTGATTCTAATACTCATAGTTCCCTTTTTTAATGATGGTAAAAATTACTATGATTAAATTTACCATACAATAACTAAAATAACTTTAGTTATTTAAAGTTAAACCCCCGATAGATAACAGCACGACCCGATGTCTAAACGACAGTACTAGGAGATCACTACCAGGGGTTTAATTTACCAAACTTCTCGTATCTTTATTTTTATTGTATACCGCTTATGGCTCACCTGGGAAAATTTAAACGATTTCATATCAAATTTTGCTATTGCCAGTTGGTCAGGCTTTGGTGAGGTGGCACCTACTGTATTATCACTTTGAAAAATAAAGGGAAGTTGCCCACCATTTGTAAGATGGATTACCCTTTGAAATGTATCATCTTCAAGCAGGGTTAAATCAGTTTCACCTGAACCTGTTGTGTCAGTAGTGGATGTTTCATTAACAAGTCCTGCATTATCAGGAAACACCGAGCTATCAGCAAGATATGAGAACGATAAATCCCATACTCGCCTTCCCGATTTCGCATGGGCAGCAGTTCCCCCAAGTTCCCATGCACCAAGAGTGTCTGTCCACTTCGGAGGTTTTGTATAAAAAGCATTTGTAAGGGTACTACCTCCTTTTGTAGTAGTTTCCTTAATACCTCCGTACTCATACGAGAGTGAGAGATTAAGATCTGGAGAATGACTAAATTCAAAAAAAGTTCCGAGCAAGATTGAACCAGCATTACCACTATCAAATGATATAACAGTAGGCATTACATCTAATTTTGCAATACTAAAACCAGGGATTACAGTTCCACTAAAATCACCATTAATTATGCCCCCACCTACCACATTAGCAGTTTCAAGAGTAATAGCAGTTGCACTATGTCCAAGTATTGCAACATAAGGATTCGTAAGTGTAACTCCACCAAAATCAGTAGGGAATGTTGTAATTGCACTTGCACTAACAGGGAGTGTTCTAAAAACATCATCAATAACAACTCCTGTAGATGCTAAATACTCAGGGATGTTTAAATATATTCGAGGTGTAGAAATGTTTTGATAAGCCATTAGTATCTTCTCCTATTCTTTCTTAAATTTTTTCTTGCTTGTCTTTTTCTCTGCTTCCCTTGTTCAACAGCAGCATACGGAACTCCTTTATTTCTTGTAGGCTTTCCATGATGGTAATATAAATCCTGCGATTCTTCTGTATGCTTATTACCTGTCATAGCAGAATTATCATCTAAATGAATATGAAAAGAACCCTCATATAATGTACCATCTTTAAAATATAACTCTCCATCATGTGTAGATGTATGTAAATTGTTGATATATGGCTGTTTTAAGAGGGTTTTAGCAACTTTCCTGCCCGATACATAGGTAGAAGATAAATCCTCACTTTTAGTAGTCATATCTTCACTCTTGGTATTTAAAAGTTCAGTATAATCCATTACCCTGTGAATAGTAGTTGGAACTTTCTCACCATTATTATCTGCTACAATTACGGATAGTATTTTTAATTCTCCCACATAATCAAATAAATCATTTAAAGTTCCCTCTCCGATTGGGAATATTATTATCCCATTTTTCTGCTGTGCAATAACAAAAGAATCAGAAGTTTTATCTTCAATCTCAATAGCACCTCTGAAAGAAATCTGAACTCCCCTTGCAGAGCCACCCGATTCCAGAGTACAACTACCATTTCCATAATAAAGTTTAGCCATTATTCATTCTCCACAGTTTTCATCAAGTATGCAATTCGCAAGGACTACAATATCCAAGACATTCCATCCACCATCCAGATTCAAATCACCAGCACAGCCAAATTCCAATTCAGGACACCCATTTGCATTATTACCAACACCTTCTTCCAGTATGCAGTTAGCCAGAATTACAATATCCAGAACATTCCAATCATCACCACCATCAAGATCACCCATTAAAGGACAGTTGTAAAAGGTATTAGGCATTACTCTGTCTATATCAAAGGTAATATCATCAGAAGTTTTTAATGTGAATGTATAAGTATGTTCATAAGTAGAACCATCTACTATATCGCCATTTTCAACCTCAAAAGATTCCATTGCATTAAATATTTTTGTTGGGCTATCAAAAGTCCACCATATCAACTGTCCATTATCTTCAGTTGTTATAACTGCTTCATATACTTCACCATCAAAAGTAATCCATGCCCCTACGATAGATTGTGATGAGATTGTTGTTTTTAAATAGATGTAGTCTTCTCTTGTATCACCAACAACATACCATCCATCTTCATCTAAATCATTTAATACTATTGTGTTCACACCATGTGGATAAAGTTCATCAAAAATGTGTTCATTCCATATCTCAACTCCTGAATCATATTCACAACATCCAAATTCAGAATAACCTTCCATGTTATCACAGGGAAATTCGGGGGGATTCTCCTCATCATAATTTGTTGCATTTGTATCTTGACACCCCGAACATTCTGAATTATCACCACCACAAACCCCACAATCATCTACATTATCCTCACAGCAATCCCCATTATTACCATAAACAGCACCATCTCCATCACACACACCACATTCATCTAATTCTAATCCACTACCTGTAATACCATCACACCCTTCAGGACAAGAAACATCCCCAAAGGGAACACACTCACCACAAGCATCAATAAAAGCAGTTCCACCACAAATTTCATTACAATCATTAGTACAGTCGATGGCTAAATTGTGCATCTGAATACACTCAATTTCACAAAATTCGAGTGTCTTGTTTGTGCTTATAATTAGGAAATTCTTAAAAACTGCTTGATGATTTACATCATCCCCTGTTCTATAATCAATTCCATAAGGCTTAATCCCACCAAGAATAGCATCAAAATCAACAAAATCACCTATTTCTAAATACATATATTTCAAGGGAAGTTTAACTTTCATCTTCAGATGTTGATTGCAACTCCACATCAAATACCAATCTGCAAAAGCCTGTGCAGTATCGTGATCCCTTATGTATTTTCCCTGTTCCCCATCGATTGTAAGGGTGCTATCAGGGTGTATTAGATTCCCATTATCGTCAGTTTCTTCAGGAGTAGTAAGTCCATAATAATCAAAACTGTAATTTGGTTCAATATCTATACCAGCTTCAGCCTCTACACTATCATTAAATTCACCTCTTGCATAATCCCAATTATACTTGAGAATTATTCGGGTTTTCACATCCTCGATTTTGGTTCGTGAAAAACTGAAATCAATCACATCTGCTTCTTTAATTGTATTGCCTTCGGGTACAGTTCCACCATCCATAGGAATTACATCAAACTTAAACTCACCCATATTGTTAAATCTTGGTATATAGGGAGATGCAGAGGCTAATCCCTCCAGAAGTTTTTTACTGCCTATTTTCTTATCGATTGTGAAAGCATAAGTCCAGCGTTCAGTTGGGGCTATCGGATATCCACTATTTACATGGGCAGTCCATCCATTAGCCTGTGAACCAGCAACACCAAGTTCATTTTCCAAGATATGCCCGATTGTATGTGGTGCAACATTATCATCCAATACTATATCATTCAATGAAGAAACAAGTCTACCATTTACATTGGCATAGAAATTCTTTGAATAAAAATTATCTATAAGATAGTTTGCTGTCCTTAATATTGAACTTATTTCTAATTGACCATAAAAAGAATTTGCATCTTTCGCATGAAGGCTTACCACTATTGAATTATATTTATTTGATTGGTCAGAAGAAATCCAATCCCTTATAACCTCTATTTCTGTCGAATCGGTATGGTCAGGGGTATTACTATCACTATTAGGATACTCTTTTATTGTAAATCCACCTTCTGTTGGGTTATTTGGAAGTTGCTCCTCTCCCTGAAACCCCTCCAGATACGCTATATGTCCATTATTGATACCTGTAATATCAATATTATAATTTATTGTCCATTTTAAATACACCCTATCTGTTGCATTTTCATTTGTACTATTTCCAACTACATTGTCTAAATTGTTAAATATATGTTTAAGTCTATACATTTGATATTCAGTCGGCAAACCATATATATAAACCTGTTCGCCAATATTAATGGCTGGATAATTAACATCTATACCCCAAGCACCAAAATGAATATTATGATCTCCTGTATATAATTGATACTTATCAGGATAATCTTCTAAAAGAACAGCACATTTATCTTCATCAAGGGGGCTTACTATGAAAGGCTCATCTTCTTCTGCCAATATAGCTCCTTCAGGTAGGGCATTTTTTAAAACAATTTTATTATTATTTATAACAGAATATTGTATATTTTCTGAATATTTCCACTCACTCATTAATTCAAACTCTTTCATCACAGCCACATAATCATCATTATTATGTAGTAATAACGGGTTTAAATCAGCATCTACATACTGGCTGGGAGAAGTTTCTAAATCAGGGAAAATATTTAAAGAGCCACCATCTATTTTGGCAACACATGGGCTTCTATCAACATGACCATAAACCATTGGAATTGGTTTGCCTTTATATTTATCAGGAACATCATCACCTGTTCCA